GTGTTTGTGCTGAACTAAAATGAATAAAGTCATTAAAGTCAGTATAATCTACACTTATATTTATAGAACCAGAATCTAGTAAACTATTTAATTGGTTTAATGAACTTGTAGGGGCCCCTGTTAGTAAGTCATTATATGATAAATTTTCAGATGAGTTATTAACCTGATCCTTTATTGGTAGGTTAAAATTTGGTCCCTGTAGTGGAGTTGAATCAGTAAAATCAACTGGTTCTGGTGGGAAATTTACACCAAAAGCTTCGGGTTCATTTAATGTAGTAACAACCCATAATTGGTTTTTTAAATCAAAATTTGATGGTAGGGGTTCGTATAATTTAACTAAGATAGTTGGGTTATCTGTCCCCTCATTTTCTAATTTAATATTATTAGATATGATTAATTCGTTATTACCAAAATTTAAATAAAAATCTATAAAGTATGTACTAATATCCCTAAATTGGATAAAGGTATTTGTTTGTTCAACTATATCTAAACTAGATAATATGTTACTGTCTAACCTAATTTCAGTTCTATCCGATGATATTTCCGATATGAAGAGGTTAGTGTTAGGATCACCTATTTGTTTGGTTAGGAAATTATAATAAGCTACATATTCACCTTGATCAAACCCTGAAGATTCAACATCATCACCTGGTGATATGATAAATTGAGAGATTTCATTATTATTTCCTGCGGATTGACCATTGTTTTCAACCCTATATGAGTTATAATTAGTTGTAGAATATAATACGTTTCTGTTATTATCATATACATGAAACTCAATATAACTAGATCCTGTTAAAACAGTATCAACATCAAATTGAGATATTAGATTTTCATCTTGAGTCTCGTAATACTGAAGTGTGAAATCAGTTGGTGATATTTGGGTTACATTAGGCATTTAATTCAGCTAGTTGTTTTTGTGTTTCCAAAAGTTCATCTCTTAATTGGGCAATCTCGTTTTGTAGTGCCTCTATAACTACATCATTTTCTTCAAATGATATATACTCACTACTTGTTTTGATAAGATACGCATGAGAGTTGGTTTCTCCAAGCTCATTTATATCGTAAAATAAAGTATTGTACATATCAAAGAATTCTTGGACTGTAGGTTGGTCGTCTAGTTGTTCTTGAATTGATTTAACCCCAATTTGGTTGAAGGTAGTATCGATGGTTTTCTCGTAATCTTTCTTACTAAAAACCTCTTTATTTAGTTTTATATTTTGGGCCATTATCCATTTGTAACTTTAAAATAGTAATTATCATCTAGTATTAATGTTGAATTATCTATATTGGTTTTTACTAGTATTTTATAATATCTTTCAGGTTCCAATCCATTCATGTAAATATCAAAATAATTTCCATCGCTATCAGAACTTAATTTAGTATATGTTGTATCGAAATCTATAACAAATTCATTGGTATCCAAATCCTTTACTGCGTAATATGAAGCAGTTGGTAAATAATTTGTTCCTGTAAATAGGGATGATGTAGTCCATACCCTAGCTGGGTACTTAGGAGCCACATTAAATCTAAATCTATTGATGGAAGATGGTAGATAGGTACCTGGATTTTCTGATAAAGATGATACTAAATTAGTAGTAGATACTATACTTGATGTCGCCGATCCTGTTAATACTGATGAATAATCTTCCCATTTAAATTCTAATTGTGGGGGGTATATGGTATTGGTATCAACACTATAAAATTGCATTACAGGTTGAATTTGTGTATTGGTATTAAATTCTACTGAGTTTTCCCATTTAGTAATAAAACCATAATTTTCTAATGAAGACGAGGCATGTACTCCTAAAGAACTACTGTACCATAAGGAAACAATATCCTTAACTCCAACATTTAAATCCTTATCACTTCTAGTATCGAATGATTGAGTTACGGCGTATAAAGTACCATCAGATCCACTATGGTACCAAGATCCTCCTCCTGATCCTACATAAGTTGGATTATATGAACTAGTTACATAATGGTCTGTAGAGTCAGTTCCACTTGAAGACCAATTTACTGAACCTGAGAAATTAGGTGAATACCAAGATGCCCCATCAGTTGTAAGAGGTTGATTTAAATATGTTCCAGTTCCATTCCACCAATATTGAGCTAATGGATGTATAGATATGTCTGTAGATTCTACTACACCCTGAGCAGTAGCTATGAAAGATCTAAGGTTTACGTCCCAAGTAGAACCTGATATTTTGTTGTCGATAACATCCTCGATTTCGGATTGAACGAATTCTATTAAGAATCTAGCAACTTGGGGGTTAGTTTCCACTGCTATATTTAAATTTGAAATTTGATTAATAGCATCTATACCCGTATTCATCTGTGGGAAGAATGAATATAAGGAGGTGTCTTTATAGGGGAATAATTTATATACAGCCATTGTTTATTATGTTTATAATGGTACTACTTTACCTTTTATGTCAATATTTGGATATTTTATTTCAAATATACTAGGGTCTAATGATGGATATATTACTTTATTTTGTGTTGCAGAAGTAATATCATAAGCATATTGAGAATATCCTGATGTTGTACCTGCTTTGTTAGTAATTTTAATATCCTTTACAGTTTGAACACCTGTAATTCTATCCAGTAAAACATATAAATCTCTCATCATAATAGGTTGGTTGATTTGCCACTTATCTATTTCAAAATATGATTTAAGTGTGTTTATACAAGATAATATAACATCACTATTATTAAAATTAGGTAATACAATAATTTCAAAATCTAAAGCAATATTAATAATAAATGCATCTCTTACCTCAATATTATCCCCAATTACCCTATATTGGGAAAGATATGTTCTTAAGTTTTTCTTTAATGTGGGTGAGGGTGTTGTAAATTCTGAATTGGAGTTTTGAGATAATACCCATAAATTTAAAGTTTCTATAGTAGATACTTGTTCATCAATTAATTTAGGTTTTTCAATATATGCTTTAGCTACTGTCCCATATTCAGAAGGCATACTTAAAGCTCTAACCATATAATCATCTAATGTAACTGATCGTTGTTGTGCTGCTATGGAAGATATTGTATTTTGTCTTATTTCTTCTACTGTGTCTCCTGATTGACCTCCGTCAGCTGCTTCTGGGTTTGTTACTGCAATTGAGGAGAAGATGTAGTTTGCTGTAGTAGAATTGAGATTAATGTTATTAAAAACAGCATTACCTGTGTCTAAACTAGATAAATCTCCAGATGGTATATTTGAAGATACACCCCCACCTGTTAAATATCTTATTGTTAAAGTTGTACTTGAGGGAGATATCCCATAAGTTCCAGCATATAAAAAGTTTGTTGGTGAATATGCTGTTGTTAATTTATCTTTTTCAAATGGTAAACCTATACCTACATTATTTGGGTTTGGTGTAATTAACTCATCCGTGTTATTAGGATTCCCAGCTCCAAATTGAATTTGAAGTGTAGATTCAGATATAAGACGAGTTGCAAATCTTCTTTGGACTTTTTTTAATTGTAATAAGTAGGGAACCTCATCGGAATCAGAAACATTATTAGGGTCATTAGTATTGGTATTTTTAATATTATCATATACCATTTCTTGAGCCAAATAATCTACTTCATACCATTTATTCCCATCAGAATCTATTATATCAAGTATTCCAATTATATCATCGGATTCAATTTCTATAGTTTGGAATGGGGTTGGAGATCCAAATGAGAAGTTTCTGGAGGATATAGTAGCCGATATAGCTTTTCGTTTTTTCTTTAATAAATAATACTGTGGATCTGAACCCGCAACTTGGTATATTGAGATCTCCGTTGGGTCTATTGAACTAGATACTGAAAAATCACATTTATCTTCCATTAAAAAACTGACGTCTGATGATAAACTAGAGGCTACACTACTATTTTCTCCTATAGTTAGAGCATAGTTATAATCAGGAACATATACTCCCCCTGATAGTTTTGCTGGTAATTGTTGGTAGAGTTCTATTTCTACTTGAGCCGCTCCTGTTGATTTAGGTTTATAACCAAACATATAAGCTAACTCGTATAAATTGTTTGTTTGTCTTGCAAACTGTGTAAAATTTTCTTGAACTTGGTTGTCTAAATAGAAAGACATTACATCTCCTACATAGGCAGACATTTCCATAAACATCATCCCAGGTGAAGTAGCCGAGAAGTCATTGTAAGAGTTTGGGAAATAGGTTTTAGAAAACTCTATTAATTTAGCTCTAATGTCGGAAAAATCTCTGTTTAAATATTTTATATCTCTATCTATAGCCATTATGTAAAGTCTATTTCTAATGTATCATTTATATTAGTATTGATAACATTATAAGTTAATTTTATTGTTATAACATTTAAATCTTCTTGTCTTAATATTTCTAGATTTCCTATAAATATGTTTGGGAAATAATTGTTTAAATCAGATGATATTCTTTCTTCTAAAAAATCTAAATTATTCGTTGATATCTGTTCAAATACAAAGTCCCTTAAACCCCCACCAATTGGATTGAGGTATCTTTCTCCAGGGTTAGTTAGGAAATAATTGATTAAATTATTTTTAATTGCTTCTTTAGTTGTATAATTAGGTTTAAATACAGCGGGGTCACTGAATGGGATATTAATCCCTACAGCAGCACTTTTATCAAAGTCAATTGGGTATATTTGTTGTGAATCAAATGCCATTTTTATTTATTTAATAACCCCATTATTTGGTCCATTCCAACTTCACCTGCTGGTAAAGTTCCGGTAGTGGAAGTTGACGCATTTGTTCCCTGAGGTGTAAATTGTTGTGGTACATCTTTACTAGTAAAATTAAGTTTTGTTTGTTCTAAGATGTCCATGTAACCCTTTCTTTTTTCCATCATTGATTTTCCAGAATTAACTGGTGGTGGAGTTATGGATGTAGGGTTGAAATTTTCATTTAGTGGGGTTGGTTTTGGCGATCTTACAGCCTCTAATAAAACTTCTTTAAGTTCTTCTTGGAATACCTCTTTTACTGATTCCTTTATTAATTTTTTAAGTGCGGTTGATTTCATGTGGTGTTTTTTATAAATATTAATATATTATGCTTTTAAATCATTCTGTTGAATATAATAAACTAATTCGTCAATCAAAATTTGATCGTTAGAACTAAAGGATTGATCCCCCTTCAACATTATAATTCCTTGTGAGTTTCTTGCTACTGCTTGTCTTCTTTTTAAATTTGTGTCTATACCCCCATCTATAGTAATGACTTCCATCTTAAACCCATTTACATCCTTAACAACTGGAGATAATTGGTTTGATTGTTTTTGGGTTGAGTCTAGGAGTTCTTTTGAAATGGATTCTTGGGTGGTGATTTCATTTTGTTTTTTATTATCTAACCCCCCGGCATTACTAAGTTCTTCAGCACTAGTTTGGATTAAAAAATCCAGTATTTTTAATAAATCTAATACCTTCTTTAACTCTGTTTTTAACATAGTTATTTGGAAATTGTTAAAACCTAATTTACCCTTATTAACATCAATGAGATCTTTTAGAGCTTCTATAGCATCTTCAGCTATAAGAATAGGACCTACTGGAATAGGGGTTGAAACCGTTGATGGTATGAATGCTACTGACTTAATAGCTAGCTTTAGAGGTGGTATGGTTTTTTCTGCTGTTGTTATTATTTTTTTAGGAATATTAGCTGCTCTCTCTAAGGTATTAATCCCTCTAAAAAGGTTATTTAATTGTTTTGTTATCTTATTTTTAATTTTGATAATTTTATTAAGTCCATCTATGTTTTTGGGTGGTTTAACCTTATTTTTAATCAAAGAAAACATCCCTAATCCTATGAGGGAGGAGGCGGCCGCAATTCCTATACCCTTTATATTAACATCCCTTTTTTCTTTTTGTTCCTTTTCTTTTTTAACTCTTTCTTCTTTAACTTTTTTTTCTTTTTTAACCCTTTCTTCTTTTTCTGGTTTCTCCTTCTTCTCTTTTTTAGACTTTACTCTTTTTTTTCGTTTTTCTTTTTCTTCTATTACCTTAACTTCTTCAATTAATTCAATAGGATTAGGAACTCCTAAGGAAGATATTTGTTTTAATATATAAGGAATTAATTTACCCTTTATTTTCTTTATTAAACCCTGAGATTGGACTTCTATAAAGTCCTTTTTAGGGGATTCTAATGTAATTAGCTCTCTTTGTTCATCATTATAAGTATTTATCAAAGCGGCTTGACGTGCCTCCATTTTGATTGTATGAATAAGTTTAATAATACCTAAATCATACTTAAAGGTTCCATCTGCATTTAAAGGGGTTGAATAAATATGGTCATAATCCTCAGCGGTTATTGATATTTTAAGACTTGAATTGGGGATGGAAATAGAGGTATTTGGGTTGTTTGATGATAAAAAATCACTAACAGAAGGAATTTCGAATGAAAATTCTCCCTTTTCATTTCCCTCTCCAGTTACAGGTGAGGATTTGTATACATCTATAAGTTCAGGAGAGGTTGTTTCGTCTGTTGATTGGGGGGTGTACTTTGGAATGAACTTTATTTTAGGGTAGGGTATGGGTTGTAAAGTGTCATTATCTATTACTGTACCCTTAATTTTGAATACTGTTTGTTCTGTTAATGAAAACTCATCAATATAAACTATTCTTCCAATTTTATTATTATATATAAATTTGGTTAAGGCCTTATTTATCTTGATATCGGTTTCTAAGGTACCCCCTGATTTTCTATGGTGTGAAAGAATTAAACATCCTGCAGAGCTTCTTTCAGAGGCACCCTGATGGATTCTTATCCCACTAAAATCCAAATTACCACTTGAAGATTTCATATTATAACCTTTAGGATCAGTTCCAACTCTAGGGACTACTCCAGGACTTT